GCCATTTTTAAGGCTATTTTGTTTGAATTTTGCCATCGTTCAAGTATATTGTTTGTGTCATGGACCAAAGCAACCACTTTTGTTATTCCAACCTGTATAATTTTTGCCATACAGTTACTACAGGGTAAAAGAGGATAAACATAAATAGTACAATTACAAAGATTCCTTTGTGCAAACAAAATAGCGTTTTCTTCTGCATGAATTACTTTTAGATATTTTTCTTCTCTGTTATCCAATCCTTCATCTGGAACGCCTCTTGGATAACCATTAAACCCTATACTGATTATTCTATTTTTATTATTTGTTATTACGGCTCCTATTCCTGTACTTGGGTCTTTAGACCAATTGGCTATATGTTTAGCTAAGAATAAAAACCTTGCATCCCATTTATTTAATCCCTGTAATTGTTTCATTTATTTTCCTTATTTAATATTATAATTTGGAAACGTGATAGCCATTTCATTACTGAAAATAACGCTTGCTGTTTTTCTATTATAACTATCAGTGTCAATAAGGAATGATTTTACATATAAAGGAATTCCAAATAAAATTAAACTTCTTTCGTTGGCAAAACAATCATATAAAAAATTAATCCATTGTTTTCTGGTTTTGTCTTTAAATGCAGTATTGTGTAAATTAATTTCATCATTCATTTTTTTCTCCTTTCAGTTCCTTTACCTTTGAAACTCCTTTAGTCATGCTTACTTCAAAAACTTTATCAGCATGTTCAAGTATATCTTCCCTTGGTGCTCTTTCATCATTTACACAGATGATTTGTAAATCAAGTTTATCAGAAAGCATTTTCATTAATTCAAGGACTTTTGTATTTTCTTCTTCTCCTTTTAAGTGTTTAAATGGTTCATCAAGGATTAATGTATTTCTATAAATAGGATTCATACTATAGCCGGCTCCTCTTAAACAAAAGGCAGCAACATCAGCAGCACCCAATCCACTTTGAGTTAAGGGATCAGCTAAATTGCCATCTTTTTCAAAATACAGATTACATTCGGTTTTACCTCTTTTGATTTCAAAGATAACCCTGAAGTTGTATTCTTGATCGAATACAGAATTTAAACCAGTACTGACCATATCACTTAGATGGAACTCTAATTGGGATTGTGTTTTTAATGCAATATCTTTAATGAACTCTAACGCCCGTTCTTTTCGTACATAATCCCTTTTTAGGTTTTTCTTTTGGGTAAGAAGATTGGTTAATTGAGATTGTATTAAATCTCGTTGAGCTACTTTATTCTGTACTTGATCTCTTATCTGTTGTAATTGCATTATACACCAATCCATTCAAAAACATGAAAACTAAAGCACCTTCTTTTAAGAAAAAAGAGTTTATATATTTTTGTGGAAAATTTGATTCGATTGTAATTGGATGACCTGTCCCATAAACTCTAAATGACCTTTTTTCTATTTCATTTTTAGGATCAACTAAAGCCCAAATACATAAAGTGGGTCTTTTTGAGTATTGATTATCTATTGTTAATATTTCTGCTCCTTTTGGCATATTTATTTCAATTACATCTTGTACTGTTGCTTCGTATTTCCAAATAATTTTATTTTCAATCATCCTCATCCCCCCATTCTTCCATTTCGTTTTCTATTTCTTCCATTAACTTCTCAATTTCAGTTTCTTGGTCCTTTATGTCCTTTTTGAGTTTGGTTATTTCTTTATTTGCTTTAGTGATTAGAGTTTTTGTAGTGCTTTTTGTATCTCCTAAAAGATTTCTAAGTTCATCGTAAAGCCCCCCTAACCGTCCTTCGTTGCGCTGAATCTCTGATTCTGTTTTTTCAATCTTTCTCTTTAAATCCATTAATCTGTCTTCAATTTCCATTTAAACCTCCTTAATGGGATCATCTATAATTATTGTTTCTGCTTTTTTACCACATAATTCGGGTTCCATTTTTAGTATTAAATTTTCTAAATAATGTGTAATTCTTTTTGGATTATTTTGTATCTCATTTACAAGTTCTTCTATATCTGATTTTGTTAATTCAATAGATTTAATATTACTTAATCCAGTTACAGCTCCACCAAAACACCTGTACCTTTTTGTTTTGTTTGTGTTTAGAAACATTAAACCCCCTAAAGTTGCATCCAATCATAAATAATCTGTTGAATACGTTTTGGTATTTTGTTTTCTTTTATCCCTCTTTCTATATTTTCTTCAAAACTTAAACCAGCATCCCAACCATGTTTCAATTTTTCAATAAAAGCATTTATTCTATTCTCTTTTGCTTTTACCACATTCAAGTGTTCTCTACTTATTACATTTTCTTTTATATCTAAATAATGTTTTTTTAGTTTATGTTGTTTAGAATCATATAAAAATACACAAGGTTTATGGTCTATTTGATCTGCTGTCTGGCGTGTAAGAGAACCTGGATTAACTAATAATTGTTTTCCTTTTTTAGCAGTAAAGGTTTTATGGTTATGACCTGTGATTATTAAATCAGCATCAGGAAACCAATCAAATAATTCGTGGCATTCAGGATCAGTACATCCAGGCCAAGGTGATTTTCCTTTGTATGTCATTATATGAGCAAAGTTGATATTTTTATTACGATGTTTTAGTGGTAAAGTGGGTTTTTTCTTAAAAAAATTCCAATCAGCTTGAAAACGTATCCTGTGTATTATTTTTGTATCGAATAAAGTCTGCAATCCTGATTTTTCCATACTATCAATGTTATGATTAGGCATATCGTGATTGCCAATTATTGAATAAATATTTCTAACAAAAGGAATTAATTCTTTTATTGTTTTGTTTATTAAATAAGGACTTGTCTTCCAATGATGAAATAAATCTCCAGATAAATATACTGGACAATCATATTTAGTATGTAATTCAAAAACTTGTTTCACCTTATTCCATTGAGCTTCCCAAAAATCATCTGTACGGCATTTAGGCACTGTATCACGAAGATGCCAATCGCCTGAGATGATTAAGTCAGGATTGAATTTCTTTCCACGTTTAATCATGATTAATCCTTTGGTTACAGAGTGGACATTGTTCCGGCATTAATTCATGAAACACTTTTTCTTGTTTTTCTTGGTAATCTTTTAATTGGTTTTGTCTTTTCTCTAACATCTCAGTTCCTTCTGTAACTTCAAAAAGATTATCTTTTTTGATATTTGTTTCTAAAAGAGAATCGAGTTTAGTTTCAACAATACCAATTTTATCCTTTACCTTTAATTTTTTAAGAAGTTTCTTTTGTCGGTGTTCCCTAAAATCAATCAGTTTTAGAACATTTTCAATTTTCTCCTTTCTTTCGGTGCATAATTTCTTAAAACCAATCCACTGTAAAGCAGCTTCAACATATTTCTTTATTTGTACTTTATCGGTTAATTTATCAAGGTAACTTTCAATTTCATCAATGCTTGCTAAAGTGTATTCGATTTCAGCCAAAATTCGCTTGTTTTCAGCCTGTTTTTTAACGATTTGGGTACAGGTTAGTACCTTAGCATACAATTCATCAATACCAGCGTATTTTGACAGTTCATTTTGTTTCTCGTTTATTTGATCTTTTGTTACGTCTAATTTTTGTTTAGTTTCTCTTAAATCAGATTTTCCCTTAGAGACAGTTTCATCAATTTTATAAAGACCAGCTACTTTGTTTAAGAACGCAGCGACTTCCCCCGGTGATTCTGATATAAGAAATATAGGGGCATCTCTTTCAAGTTGTCTTTGGACATTGATCTTTCTATCCATATTGAATAGTTTAGTAACTTCTTCTGGAGGGCTTTGGCCTGATGCTTTAAACTTCCTTGATTTTGTTTTTGGTGTTTTTATATTATATTCAGTTTGTTTGTTTCTTGATATAGTAACTATTCCATTATCAAGAACTGTTTTAACTTTCATTTCGCCGCCATCCCAATTCCTGTGTGGATCACCTAAAGGACGGTTGTACATGCACCAAAATAAAGAATTAAGGACAGCACTCTTTCCATTATCGGATTTCCCAATTATCATATTTACACCAGGACTGAATGATAATTTGGTATTTTTATGGGATTGGACGTTTTGTATTTGGAGTTTTTTAATCATACTTTTTCCCTAAACTGAAAATTACCCGGAATATATATTTGGATAGATTTTACAATCATATTAAAATCTTCTTGTACCATCCATTTTGGTTTTTTCAAAAACATTAACGGAATGGTCATGTTTTCTCCTTTCAAATGTCCCCAAATACTGGGTGATTTAGAAACGCCTTGTATGCCGTTTAGATTTATTTCATAACCTTTAAGCTGTATCATCCTTACACCTCCTATCATCTAATTCTTGATGATTTTTAACCGTATCACATAAACACAATAAACAAAATAAAGCCCCCCCTAAATGATGTTTACTCACTCCAAGATCTGCCGCATCAGGATCATATTCTTCCCCTTCATAGTACCATTTAGTCAAGTGCCGTTTTAGAGCATCCATCATTACAGTAGCTAAAAACCCTTTACGCCATGATTCTCTACTGTACTTAATTAACCCCTCCCTATAAGCCGGTTCAAGAAAGTCACGCAAAAGGTCATCAGGAATTAAACTCATTTGAGGTTTATTTTCTTGTTCGTTGTTTTTAGGAGCAGAGCTTACTTTCCCTTTATTTTCCCTTAACCATTCACGCCATGCTTTTGCTGATGCTTCTTGATTACACATACCTTATTATCTCCTATAATACCCTATTTCTTGTGGTAAAGGTGTTTGGTATTCTGTTCCAAACCAAAGTTTTCCACCTGGAATCCAAATAGTGATACTTTCAGAAAACGAAGCTCTAATAAAATCTCTAAGAACCTTATCGGGCATAACAAATGAAAAAATAATGTCATTGTACTCTTTTTCTTGTTCTTTGGCTTGTTTTACAGCACTTGCAATATTTAGATACCTTCCCCCTTCTGAAAAGTCAGTATTATTTATTCTTTGCCTCCACAAATCACCATCAAACCAAAGAACTTTTTTGCTTCTTTGTTCCAACTCAGTCTTTAGTCTTTGGGCCATTGTAGTCTTTCCTGCCCCCGGTTTTCCTGTAATTATATAAATCATTCCTTTTCTTTTGACCCCTCTTTTTTAGAAAGTGTTAAACGATAAGTCAGATCTACCGGATCATAGTCTCCAGAAAGCATAAAAATGATTTGATCTTGTTTCGCCTTAATCATTCTAAAATGAAAATCTAAATAGTTTCTCTGAAAGATATTAGACATAATTATAAAAAACCATATACCTAAAAGCAATAAAATTATTGGTGCTGCGTTTTTTGTCATTTCCCCTCCTTTTTGTTTTTATCACCCAAACATTCAAGACCAATCAAAGGACCAGAAGCAATAATACAAAGCTCTTTTTTCATTTCCCTTCTTCCTTTAATTTAATAGCTGCTTCCAAAAGTCTTTTCCATTTTGAACTCAAATAAACTTTTTTAGATTTAGGATAAGGTGGAATACATTTAGCTCTTGGGTGTATTTGGTAATAATATTTCTTTATCAAATTATACTCACTTTTCATAAACCTTTGTTTCTCTGGTTTTTCTGTCCAGTGGATGTACTTAGGTAGAACAGGGGGGTTCTCTATAAAGTCAGCCATATTTCTTAAAAATTCAGGTAAAGTAATATGCTTATGTAAACCGTACCGTTTAAATTTATTAACAATAACTCCTTCTAAACTATTTGCTTGAAAATGAAGAACCCCCCTAACCAATCCCCTTCCTTTTGGTCCTGGTTTTTGGCATTTTAGTTTATGTTTATGGTCAAGAGTTGTATCCTCCCAACGAATTTCCTTTTTAAGAATACCACAACATTTATTTTGTTTAATCCATTGTTTTTTTCTAAACTCTTTTGAATCTTTTTGTTCAAGTTGAATTAGTTTTGTTTTTTTGTCTTTTCTTTTCATTTTTTTGGTACTTTCCCTTCATCCTTTTAAGAACTTTTTTTATTTTTTCAGTTTGAATGGGTGATAGTACATTCCAAGTTTTGCCATTCCAAATAAATTCAGGAAAAGGATTATCCCAAAAAGGATTAAAATTCCATATAAGTTCTCCTTTTGTTTTTCCCTTAGTGTTAATCATAGGTACTTCCGCTTTTTCACATCCTATAAACCCTTTTGCTGCTTGTTTCTTTGTTCCCTTATACCAATAACATTTTCCATTGTCTTTAATGGCCTTTTTCTTGTCCTTTTTTCGGCGTTTGAATTTTTTTGGTACTTTGGTACTGGTTTTAGTTGAATCTTTAATTTTAAGGAACTTTTGTTCGTTTTGGGACCATTCTTTTATTGGTTTTGGTAATCGTTTAGGATGTAATTCAAATACATAATCACCCTCCCTTCCAGTACATAATTGAGCGTGAATGGATTCAATAAATGGGCCTTGTGTAAAAGCCCCCTTTTTTGCTTGTTCTTTTGTTCCTATTGCAAAAGCGATTAAATCTGAATCATCCGCTTCATTAACAAGCTCATCTATGCTATAATTTGGTAAAGGACCAACCCACGCTAAAACGCTTTCTGGTTGATTCCACTTTTCATCTTTAAACTCTTTTATCTTTATTGGAGATATGGGAATTGCTGACCAAGCACTTTTATCTTTTTGTGGTGGATTTATCCAACAAAGATAATTCCCATTTAAAGTGGGTTTCCCAAAATGGACGTATTTCTTTAGTATTTCACCAGGAATTCTCATTAGAATTTCCTTCCCCTATCCAGTTTTAAAGATTCTTCAATCTTATTCCAACATTTTTGTGTACTTTCAAATAATTTAATTTTTAAATTTTCTTTCCTTTCTATTCTTTTAATCATTTCGGGTTTAGTTTTTTCAATACTTAGTTCAGGGGCAATAATAGTTTGTTTTCTTTTTTTCCAGTACCCGTTTTTTATTAAAAAATCAATACAAGAACCAATATCATCTATGCCGTAATCATAATAAATAATAAATTCGGGTTCTCGCCTTTTGCCTGTGTACTTATTTTTGCCAAACTTTACTTTTGTATTGACCCCTATCTCAAATTTATTATTGTTTACAACTTTTTTAATACTCCCTATGTAAGTAATCCAAGATTCAATACTACTGAAAAACTTTAACGCCTTTCCTCCAGCCCTATACTTAGTCTGAAATCCCATACCACTTAAATTATCCCTTGTTTGGGATATAATATTAAGTACAGATTTTGTTTTAGCTAATTCGTTAGTAATCTCCCTAAACATTCTGGAAGCTGTTTTTTGTTTAGTAGCTTGATAAGACCCTTTTGTTTTTTCTCCTTTCTTTCTTTTTTCACGGTTATCTTTAGACTTCTCTTTTTCATCTTCAGAATCAATAGCATCAAAAGAATCTTGTAAATAAATAAAAGGTCTGCCATCTTCAATGGCATTCCAAATGTTTATTTCAAATTCTTCTATAGTTGTGCTAAATTTAGTGCTATCATTTGGATCTGGTCCTTCGAGTGCATCAACAAACTCTTGGCCAAATAACTTAACCATATTAAATGAGTTAGCGTATTCTGAATCATCATATATAAACCTGTATTGGGAAAGGTCTGGCATTGGATAATTTTTCCATGTTCCGTTTTTACCCATATAAAATGCTTCAGCTAATCCACTTAATCCAAGAAAAGATTTACCGGACCCCGAATCACCAACCGTATTGACCATAGTACCTGCTTTATAACCCCCGTACCAACGATCAGAACAGGCCAAATTCATCATTATAGATCCACTTGGTATCCATAATCCAGGTTGTTCTTTTTCTTTCTTAGATGCCAGTCTTTTTTGTTTTCTCAAAGACTTAGCAGATTTATCATCTTTCTTTTTTCGTCTTATCATGTAATCTCCTAAAACTGTGCCTGTTCAATATAATCCAAAACATAATTAGCATAGAATTTTGGGATATGTTTATATAACTCCTTTTTTAATTGTTTTTTATACGGCTCCCATAGTTTTTTCTTTCTGTAATGGTATTGGATTCCTTCTTCTATATCATTAGCTTCTACATACTGAATCCAATAATCCAGTTGTTGTTTACAAATCTCTTCCATCATTTGTTTTTCAGATGGAAAGTCTTTAGATTTGTTTTGCACTAGTTCAGCAATCAAGTCGGTCTTGCTTATCCCTGTATAAACACAGTAGAGAGAAGCAAGATCGACAAGTTTCCTATCAAGGTATCCCCCCATCAGCTTTTTCTTAGCATGAAAGGTATCCCCCCAAGGTTTTTTGTTTTTAGAAGCATGAGGAAACAATGTTCCTATGTCTTCATTAAACCTGTCGATCTTGCTCATTACTTAGTCCTCATTCTCAAATGCTTCTAAGCATTTTTCATACAGTTCGCATTCTTCATCATCACATTCCTCATGATCCTCAAACTCCACTCCAAATTGGTAAGCGTAAGGACATTCAAGTGCTTTTTTAGTACTCTTTGTTTTTCCTTTCTGTTTTGTTTTGCGTTCTTTCTTTGTACTGGCTTTTTTCTTTTTGTCTTTTTTGGATTTTGTTTTGATTGGTTTTTTAATTCCCATTTCCTGTGCAACAAAATCCCTTAGTTCATCTTCATCAGCATCTTCTGCTTCATCTTCATCAATATCAATTTCTTCATTTTCGATGACTTCAAGAAGGTCCCCCTTATCCATTTCTAAGAGATCTTCCCATTCCATCTCAAATTCATCATCTACATCATCAGTGTCTTCTTCTGGTTCATCGTCCCTTGTTTTCTTTACCTTTTTCTTCTTAGTTTTTTCTTCTCTATTATCATCGTCATCATCGTCATCAGCTTCTTCAGGAACAGCACCATAAAACAACTTTTCCATCTTTTCGGAAGTTGGCCAAGTAATCAAATCATCAAGACAAGGCACCTCTTCCAGAATACTTTCATCATAATCCTTTTTACGTTCAATGAAAGAAATTTTAGATGCTTTCGCAAACTTAATTGTTTTACCTATTTGGGCTTCTTTGAAACGGGCTTCAATAGAATACCCATCTTCAAGACACGCAAAGTCTTCGTATTCTTCCGGCAAATCATCAAGTTCTTCTTCAAGGGCATCGAGGAAACAATAATCAGAAATATCCATAATCATAATATTTCCTTTATCTGGTCCCTTGAGCATTTTAATAGCAAACAAAGTTCTTGCACTTGAATTCAAGGGCTTTGCTTCATCATCATCTCTATCAGGATCGTTATATACTTCTGCCCTTTCATCACAAATACAGCACTGTCTTCCTACAGATTTAGGACATACAACCAACAACTCATTTGGTCCTACTTTTTTATGGAGTCTGTAAGGCAAGCACCAAAACAACCCATCTTCGTTAATTGCTTCTGATGCCGGATGAAGTTCAGGATTCTTTACCACATAAGGCAAAATATCAAATGTGTATTTTTTACCCCCTTTAGGTTTAAATAACTCAATTCCATCAGGAAGTGCATTCAAATAATTAGCTCCCCCTGAACTTTTATTCTTTCTCCATTCTCTTGACTTTTTACCGAAACGTGCTTTTTTCTTAGATGCTTTCTTTCTTGCCATGTTTGACTCCTTTCTTAGTTTCTTTAACTGGTCGATGTGCCAAAATACTTTTCTTTTTCTTTTTAGCATCAGACAATTTCAAATAAGGTTGTCTTATAGATGCCTCATTTCTGATTTGGTTATAACTCTTTTTATTTGATTTATACCCAATCAAAAGATTTTGTACTTCTAATGAAGCATCAGCAAGAACTTCTTCACATTTAAATATAGGATCTTTTTGGGCATGATCTACGGGCCATTTACCCATAGCTTTCATTTCTTTTCGGTGCCGTCTTTCTTGATTTGTTCTATATTTCATTTAGAACTCCTTTTCAATTTTTTGCCTATCCTTTTGTTTCTTTTATTGTTCGCATCCCACTCCTTTCTTTCTTTTTGTAAATTCCTTGGAATTCGAGGTCCAGCAAAATATTCTTCACTGAACAATCTTACAAGGTTCTCCAACATTTTTGTTCTTGTAAAATGAATAGCATCTTTCATATCACTTAGAACATTATACCTATCCTCCTTTTCTATAAAGTCCTCTTTAGCACTTTTATAATCTTTATGTGTTCTGTAATATGATTCTACTTGAGCTGCTGTTGGGGGTTTGCCATCATCTCTTCCTATTGTTTTTTCTGGATCATCAAAACAATCCCTGGTTAATTCAGATCGCATTGTTTTAACTTCTTCATGCGCCCAATCCCTATCCTTTCTTGCTTGTGATACTGCTTGAATATATTTAGCCTCTAAATCTACTTGATTCAAAAGTTCTACATCTAATGCCCCTTCATCAATCTTCATGTCCTTTGCAAAATCTATTTTAGACATTAATAAACCTCCAATCCTTGTGTTATAGCATAGCAACAAAACACTATACCTGGAAAACCTGAATCATATGTACTTTTGTCGTAAAACCACGACATAACATAACCGGGGTCATTTTGGAATTTAAAACCCCATCCATCCAACAAAGCGGAACTCATCATACCAAGTACCGCTCTACGAATAGTTTCTGGTTGTTCCTTTTTTAATTTTTGTAATTCTTTCGATACCTTTTTCCAAGATCCTTTTTTTAATAAAAGGTAACATAAATCTTTGACTTGACCCTCTTCTAAAGATGTTTCTTTAGCACATAAAAGTTGTTGTTGTTCATCTTTAAGAACAATTACTTTTTCGAGGATAGTTAAAGCCTTTCTTGGTCTTCCGTCTGCACTTTGTATTAGTTCATCTATCACCTCCTGACTTAAAGTTACTTTTTCTTTTTTGATTATACGGACTATGAGTTTTTGCATCTCATCATCATTTAATGTTTTCAAATGAAATGAAGTACAACGACTCCTTATTGTTGGCAAAAGCATTTCAGGGTTAGTAGTGCATAAAATAAAATACAAATGATCCGGAGCTTCTTCAAGTGCTTTTAGTAAAGCGTTTTGAGCAGCATTCTTTTCTGATGCACCACCTACTCCCAACATATGAACTTCATCAAGTAAATAAACCCTTGCATCAGAACTCAATGGTTTATATTCCATTTTCTTTCTGATTTCTCTTATCGTATCTATTCCCCTGAAAGAAGCTGTATCAAGTTCAACAAAATCTAATCCTTTAGACTTCAGCATTTTTGCAATGATTCTTCCTAAAGTTGTTTTGCCTGTTCCACTTTCCCCACTTAATAAAATAGCATGAGGAAACGATTCCATGTTCCTGATACTTTGAATGGTATCAGTATTCCCTATCATTGTTTTTAGGGACTTAGGACGGTATTTTTTATACAGTTCCATTTAATCCATCACTTTAGTATTAGTAACTATTAAAAGAGCTTGATCCTTTTCAAAACCCATATCCAATAATGCTTGATATTTTGTATATCGTAATTCTGCCATTGTTTTTATGTATCGTATATGTTGGGCTTTATTCTCAATTAATGAATTAACAGCATTAGCAAATTGTGTTTTTTGAAACAAATCTTCTCCATATTTATCAAATCTATCTTCTGACATACTTTCCCCCTTTATGCTGCTCTTAATACTTGTACTTCTGAACCCGATGCCCAATGCTTATCTGGTTCAAATATATTCGCTTCGATCTCTAATGGAACATTGATCCATTTCCATTCTTTTCTTAATTGAATACATGCAATTTCTTTTAACAAGGACATCAACAAATTAATTTCCTTTGGGTGAGCATCAATAATAATACTATCATGAATCTGTCCAATAAGTTTTGATTTTAGTCCTCTTTTTTTGATTTCATCATTTAGTCTTATAAACGTAAATAAGTTACAGTGAAACGCACTCCCTTGAATGGGATAGTTGTTTATGTCATTTCTTGATAAAAGGCCACTGCAAATAAAACCCGTTAATGTTTTTAGATAACCGTTTTTGTAGTACTCTTTTACGTTTCGTTTTTTCCATTCACCGTATCCTTTAAACCGCCTATTCCAGAAATCATCTTCAACTTCTTTTATATGATCTATAAAATCATCAAAATCAATAATGTCTTTGTCTATAAGGTGCTGGCCTAAAGTTTTGCCTGTCATTAGTTTTAAGCCCTGTTTTTCATTGAATTGACCTTGGGTTGGTAGTTCCCCCCATATTGCCAACGAAACGGCGTTATTCAGGTAATAATCACCGTAGAATTGTGGAAAAACAAAACCATTCTTAGTTCCACTCCTTAGTATCTTTTCCGACCCTTCCTTTTTAAAACTATCAAGCATAAAAATTTGAATTGCCATGTCCGTGTGCATATTATTTTTCTCAGGATGCTTGACATAATTTATCATTGTTTTGTCTTTGTGATACGCACACGAAATACCAACTTCAATTCCACTAAAGTCAGCCTCTACCCAAAGGTGTCCTGGAGACGGAACAATCGCACTCCTGCATATTCGTTTTGATTCAGCATCCCTTTTAGGTATATTTTGGAACGATGGAGCGGAGATGCTGCTCCTAAAAGTAACAGTCGTGTGTAAATTACCAATAGGCCGCATTACTCCATCAACCGTTTCTTTAATAAAATTACCTAAATATGTATTCAATATTTTATCATATTTTTTTGCTTTTAGATAGTACTCAAATTCAGGTATTGTTTTTGACACCCCCTCCAACACTTCATTATCTGTGCTGGTGTTCCCTTTTTTTGTTTCTTTATTACTCTTTAAACCCAATCCCTTATTATCAAATAATATAGTACTGAGTTGTTTATTTGAATTGAAATTATAATTGGGATATATCCTTCTCCAAAGTTTTCCTGTATCAGATTCTTTAAACTTCTTTTGGTTTAGTTTTATTTTGGACTTTAGTATCTTAGTTTGTTTTTTACAATAATCAACATCTATTCTCATTCCATTTTGGGTAGCATCTGTAAAAGCTAACAATCCTTGGTGAATTAATTCATATGCTTCCGGCGTACAGGGTTGTATTTGAGGCAGTACTTTTATATCACTCATACAGGTCTTTCATCCTTGTACTTAGGGCAATTATAGCACCACAAAAATACCCTTATATTTTTTTCTGGTATCGGTGTTATTTCGGATAAACATTGTCCTCGGTATTTGCAATTAGGTTCTGTATAATTAGGGTTTTGTGGTATTTCATCATACAACTTTCCATTTTGATAAAACAATAACTCATGTATATCATTTCTGGTATTGTTATCTATCGTACAATCTCTACACATTCCATCTTTTAATCTTTTAGAAATTAAGACTAATCCACAATCTGAACAAATCTTTACTTTACAAATAAATCGACCCTTTTTTTCACACTCACACACATATCTGCTTTGGTTTGATTTATGTACTTTTTTTTCTCTGCCTTTTCTTTCTTTATCAAATTCATTTATTAAAAAACAACCACAATTATAAACATTATAAACAATATCTCTTAGTAATTCATTTAAGGTACTTTGCACTTTCTTTTTAATCCACAAAGGAGGAGCAAATGGAGCGTGTACTTTACCTTTTTTCATAAATCATCTCCAGTTGTTTTTGTGCCAGTAAAAGTCCAAAAATAGCATCTAATCCATTATATTTAAGAAGATCCTTAGTACCGTATTTTTTTATAAACTCTTTTATTTTATTAAGTGAATTGGCTCCGTACTCATCTTGTGCCGACGTCAGCCAAGGGGAAATATGTGAATCATAATCAGGAACTCCAAAGTTTACATAAGTTTGGAATTTAAGTCCACAAATACCTTCTCTATTATCTAAACAATGAGCTGCATTCATAGTGCATATTTTCCAGTTATGTACTTCAGTCCCTATCTTTTCCCTTGTCCACATTTCCTCAAAGGATAAGTTATGGGCCGTCTTAGGAACCTTACTTTGTGCTACTTTTCTCCATAGTTTAGCTTTAACTGGATCATTCATCCAAGCATAACATTCATTAGGTGCAATGGCAGCAGCAACGGACACCAATTCTTGTTCTGGTCTATGTGGCTTTATACCGGTTGTTTCATAATCAAATGAAAGAAGTTTAACTTTCTTTAACTTAGGGATAATTTGTTTCAACTCTTTGTTGGTGCTTATATACGTAATCCCTTTTTCTAAATTGGAATAATTTGGAAAGGATCTATCAAGGCATTTTAGAGCATTATACAAATCCCTTTTCCAAATATCCCTTGCTAAGTTCAATCCATTACGTTCTTCGTTTCTTGTAACAAATGATGGATGATATACCGGACAAACCCAAGCCTTTAAATCTTGGTCAGGGATACACCACCCACGCCATTTAGTGATGCCTCCTAAGTCCTTTCTCCACCTATTCCCTATAACAGACTGAACAGCCGTATTACCTAATAGAACAATTACATTGGGCTTATTTTCTTTTATTGCCTTTAAGACCTTAGGACGGCAGCAATTTATTTGATTAGGGGTTGGTGTTTCATTTTTAGTTGGCCGACAATTACAAGAGTTAAAAGATAGTCCTTGTTCAAATAAATCAAAGTTCAGTTCATTAAGAACAACTCTTAATAATGAACCGACTCTACCTTGCCAAGGCTTATTCCTTTTATCTTCTAATTCACCAGGAGCTTCTCCAATAAACATTATATTGTTTTTGTTTTTGCCGTAAGGTTTCATCCTGGGGGATAAACAATTCTTGTAAAGACCACATGAAGCACAGGATTGTTTATTCCTTGGATCAACTGTACTCTTTATTTTGTTTTTATCAAAGAAACCTTTCATTTTTTTATTGCTGCCATTACGTAATCTCTCCACCAATCTGCCCATGCCTGAGCGCGGGATTCGGTGAGGTGGACTACTCCTGCTTCGAGTCTGTTAAAGTCCAACGAAACCCCACTCCATGTTGAGCAGCGTTTTTGGTTCTCTATGCTTCTGAACCAATATATTGTTCCCTCTGCTGGCGCTTCAACCTCAGGCCTTGGCAGACCCACCCCGCCGATGTTGATTGTTGGGTGGGCGTGGGTTTCGGGGGTTGTGCGGATGTATTCATATGGAATAAAGCCTTTCCCCCGTTTGCTTTTAAATTCCCCCTTAAATTTTTTAGTTGTTGCTGTAAATATTTCTATGAGCCTTCCAGACCACCAACCACACTCAGGATCGTCCGAAAACTCCACCACCTTCCCAACTAGCGGCAACGCATCCCGCCAGTTCAGGCCGGAGAAATATTCCGGGGTGAAGGGCGGTTCTTTTAGTTTGAGTGTTTTAGCATAATCTAAAACAGCCTGTTTTGCTTCTTCATAAGTATCAAATGTTCCTATTTCATTTGATTGTGTTTCATCCCAAGCTGTATAACGAATTACATTGTGTTGTGTTATAAAATTATGAACCCAAGCTGTGATTTCTTCTTTCTTCGTTTTCTCCATAAATCCACCTATTCTAAAAAGTGTGTACTTAAAATATATCTCCAATTATCCCCTTTGAAAATAATCCTTGAATCTTCTTTACACAATAAACACGTTTTACAATCATTAAGGATTTGCTTTAAGAAAGTAGGATTTGTTTCAAAGTTTAAATTGAGTTTAGATCCTTTATTCTTTTTAACTTTCTTTAAATCAGCACCAACTGTACTTTCTTTAAACCAACCTAATTCAGACTTGCTTGTTACGATCAGTTTAATGCCTGATATTTTAACGTTTACAATGTTGTCTATGTCAAAGGTGCCGTCACAGAAAATCGTGGCTTTATCAAGGATTTCTTGCATTGTACCAGGAAAGGTATAATTAGACCCCTTAGAGTCAAAAAGACCTTCTATGTCTGGAAATTCATCAGGAGGATAAGATCGAATACTTATATCGTATCCTTCCTTTGTTTTGAAATGTATCCAGTTGTTTCCTAAACAATACTTCTGTATATTGTATTTTTTGAGGGTAGGTATATTTTGGACTGGAAATAGAAAGGAAGGCATATCCTCTTTCATTTCAAAATAAAAAGCCCTAAATGAATCGGTACTCTTTATTTTATTATCATCAATAAAGACACAACTAAGGATAGGTGTGCTTGTGTCTTTAGATGCACAAAAGGATGCCATTGTTAATCCAGTTAAGAAATCTTCTGGAATTTCTTTGAACTCTTTCAGTTTAGGAAATTCACCAAGTTCTTCAATAGGCAAAGTTCCTTTAGGATTAATTTGGATACCTGCACTGGCTTTTTTAGAACTGATTAAAAGTTCTCCTCTTTTTTCAGTTATATCAATACAACCGTCTTTATCAGGAGACATCTTTTGAATGATTTTAAAAAAAGGTTCAGCCGGTACAGATCCTTTGTACTTTGTTTCGTACTGTACTCTATTGCATATTTCATCATTAAAGGTAACAATTTCTGATCCTGTAAAAAGGAAAGCATCTGCTCCTTCAATAAGATCATTACTGGCTAACCCGGATTTAGCTTTTTCTAATTTCTCCAATAATTCGTGTTTGTTTGTGCTTTTTGTGGTCATAAACGGCATCCCTTTTTTTGTTTATATTCATCCCAAGTACAACTAAAAAATATTTGGTGACGGTTTACCCATCTTGCAAAATCTTTTAATATTTTTTTAGGAGGAGTTCCTTTTTTATCCCTATATGGTTGGGCAAATGGAGTAAGATTCATCCCTTTTAAGAATTTTATTCGTTCAATAGATGATTCTATGTCTTTAACCAAAACATATACAAAAAAACCTAATGGAGCTGTATTATGCCATCTCAATAATTCAGTTGCTTTTCTTACTGGTTCTATAGATGTATCTGTATCACAAGCTAATCGAATTTTTGGGTCCCATCTTATTTTAGATAAAAGTTTAGCCATTGAGTTATCAATTAAACGAGCATCTAAGCCTTGATTGAAATCAACCTTAACCCCTAATTTAATTAATTTCTCAATTTGCTGTATTCCCCAATCATGAGATAAAACATTGTTATCCATAAGGACTACTTTTTTGTGTTTCAAGAATTCTTCAACGTCTGCATTCTTTCTTATTTTTCCTTCTTTTTCTGGAACAAAGCACCAAGGACATTTATTAGGACATCCCCGTGTTAAAAACCCATAAGAGGCATCAATGTTTGGATAAATAGAATAGTCTGGACATATGTGTTCGATTTCATCTGAAAGCTCATTTTTGTTACCCACAAATCCAGTACCACCTATTTCTAAATTGGAGTTTTCTAAAAACATATCTTTTGTTTTTGTTTTTGTCCAAGTAAACACCTTAGAGCCGTATATAACATCAAACTTATCTTTTGTCAGTGGACCTGTCCACCATTTAACTGTATCCCCTTTTTGTTTATGATAAGCCGCCAATTTCATCAAAACAAGATTTGGATAATTTGTTTTTTCGTAAGATAAAAGCCCTATTGTCTTTTTCTTTGTTTTTCGTTTACCTCTTTTTATAGTGGACATTATTGATATAACCTTTATATAAAAAAGGGGGAACAGATAGCTTTTTTATTATTGTATCTATTCCCCCTTTAAATGAATTTAAATATATTAGATATTAGTTTTATGTAAAAAATACAGTCTAAACCAATTTGTATTTTTTACCATCCTTTTCAAGAACATCAAAAGCCACAAGACCCTGTACCATATAATTGACAATATGAGTAGCGGGGTGCATCTTGGCTTCATTATCAAATGGAGTGTTTTCTGTTTTTTCACAATAAAGTTTATCAGAAAGTTCTCTGACATCTTCTTGTGTAAATCCCTTTTTACCGAGTTTCTTGATAGCATCTTTAACAGAATCAATTCTATTATAAGACGGACCTTTTTTCTTAGTGCTCTTAGGGGTTCTTTTCTGTTTAGCAGGAGCTTCAATCCCTATCGCTTTATACATAAGGGGTTTCAATTCCCTTGGTCCATGCAATCCCTTAATCTTCTTTGCTTTCTTTCTAAGTTTCTTAAATTCATCATGTTCAGCAACCAAAGCCTGAAGGTCAGCCAGTTTGGTTGTTTCATTCAGAATTTCTTCCAAAGACAATTCTTTTTCTTCTTCCTCAACATCATCTTCCTCTTCAGCATCATCAGCCGCTTCAAGATGTTCAATCATTTCATCTCTATCCATCTTCTTAATGGCCTTTGCGGTATGTCCTGCTTTTTTCATCAGTGCTTTAATTTCTTTAAGGCTGAGTTCATCATACTTGGATTCAGTTTCTTCTTCGTCTTCTTCATCATCATCCGGTTCTTCCACGTCACCCAAAGATTCTTCAATAAGGACAATCAGTTCAGGTTTCTTTTTACCGGCAATTCCTTTGATACCGTTTTCTTTACAGTATGCCTTGAGTTCAGCAATTTTCATTTTATTGAAATCAGGGGTTTCATCATCATCCTCCTCGTCTTCATCATCATCGCCATCCTCTTCTTCGGAATCATCGTCTTCTTCTTCATCAGGATCTTCTTCATCCTCATCAAGTTCGTCTTCTTCATCTACTTCATCTACTTCTGGTTCGGAAGCATCCCAAGGAATTTCAATGTCGTGATCATTCATAAAAGCAACCAGTTCTCCAGATGCTTCATCGCCGTCCTCTTCTTCCAGTGCTTCACAGAATTCTACCAAATTGGCTTCAAGAACTTTAGCGGTCAATTTCTTTTTACCGTTAAGCAAGAAATCATCCAACTCCATTTCTTCTCCAGTATCCTCGTCTTCCGGTGCCAGGATTTCATACAGTTCTTCTCCAAGTGCTTTCAATTCTTTCAGATTGTCTTTTTTTGCTTTTGCCATGATTAAGCTCCTTTGTTTGTGTTTACTTTGTTTGTTTTGTTGTTTTGGATAAACTTCTTGAAAAGATTCATACTAGCTGGCGTGGTTGCCTTGCCTTGCATCTCATAAACCTTTTCTTTAGGTGTTAAAAGTTTTCTTGCACTGTACCCTAACCGGAATCCTTTAAACGTCATTTTTGTTACATTAAGTTCCATCTCCTTCTCTTTCGTTAAAAGTTAATAAAATGTTTCATTCCCAAATACACCCCAATTATAAACCTTTTAAAAATCTTGTCAAGCCTTTTTAAAGAATAATTTTAAAAACCTTTATTTACGGGGGTTTTCATTTAGTTATAAATTATGGTTTAATAAAATGAACCTAATACAGGACGCCCTAATTGTAACCGATGGGTAACATGAACCATGTTTGTTCCTTCTGTTTCTCGACCTGCTATATCATTTATACGCATCACCCCCTTTAATCTTTCTTCCTTTGTGCTGTTTAATCCAAACATCGCCGTTACATGATCTAACTTGGTTCTTGAATCACTAAAGTTCTCCTTATTTAAACT